TCGCGGCGTTCTCGGCCGATGCCGATACTAACTGGCTCCTGACCAACGCGCCGCAGGTCTACCTGTTCGGGGCGCTCTATGCGTCCTCGACGATGACCACGAACAAGATGGGGGCGCAGTGGCTCGCGAACTTCGCGGGCTCGATCAATTCGCTGAACGAGGCGGACAAATCCGACCGCTACTCCGGCGGCGTGCTGCAGATCCGCTCCGCCACGGGCAATCCCTGATGGCGGTCCTCTTCGCAGAATGGCGCCCTGATCTTCCGGCCCTCGGCAATGGCGCCACGGTCGCCAAGAACGTGTTCCCGTCCGGGGCCTCGTATCGGCAGGTGCTCTCATTCACCAACGCCATCACGGCGCTTGCCGCAAGGGTGCAGGGCGCGACCTCGGCCCGTGCGGCTGACGGCATCACCTACAACTACGCGGGCACGGAAACGAAGCTCTACGAGCTTTCGGCGTCGTCCTCGACATGGACGGATCGCTCGGGAGCGACCTATTCCTGCGGTGCGGTGGAGTTCTGGCAGTTCGCGAAGTTCGGCAACTACATGGTCGCCGCGAACATCGACGACCCGATCCAGTACACGACCATCGGGGCCGGCTCGAACTTCGGCAACCTCTCGGCCTCTGCGCCTCAGTGCCGGCATCTAGCGGTGGTTCGGGACTTCCTGATTGCCGGGAACACTTGGGACGCGACGGACGGCTTCAAGCCGAACCGGCTGTGGTGGCCGGCAATCGACGACATCACCTCCTGGCCGACGCCCGGCTCGACCGCCGCCGCCAGCGTCCAGTCGGACTATCAGGATCTTGCCGAGGGCGGATCGATCACCGGCATCACCGGCGGCCAGTCCGGCGTCGTTGTGTGCGAGCGGTCGGTCTACACGATCAACTACATCGGCTCGCCCCTGGTGTTCGATATCCAGCGGGTAGAGAAGGAGCGCGGGTCGCTCTATGCGGGATCGGTGATCGGCGACGGCCGGTATACCTACTTCCTCGGCAATGACGGCTTCTATCGCTTCGACGGCGTGTCGTGCGTGCCCATCGGGGCGGACAAGGTCGATAACTGGTTCCTGGCCGACCTGGCGCCGAACACGTCGCCGCGCATCTGCGCCGCGCTCGACCCGGTCAACAAGATCGTCATGTGGGCCTATGCCTCGCTCAATTCGGGCGCGGGCACGCCGGACAAGATCATCTGCTTTCATACCCCCTCGGGTAAGTGGTCGATCATCGAGCAGTCGGTCGAGTGGCTGGCGTCGATCTCCTACACCTTGGGCTACACGCTCGACGGCCTCGACGCGGTGTCGTCGTCGCTGGATGCGCTGCCCTACAGCCTCGACAGCTACGTGTGGCAGGGCGGCGCGGCGATCCTCGGCGCCTTCGATACCTCGCACCGCTTCGGCTACTTCAACGGCTCGGCGATGACGGCGACGGTCACGACCGGGGAGGTGCAGCCGATTGCCGGCAAGCGCTCCCTGGTGACGGAGGTTCGCCCGCTGATCCAGACGGTTGGCGGCACGCCGACCATCACCCCCATCACCCGCAATCGCCTGATCGACAACTTCACGACGGGCACGGCCTCTTCGGTGAATGCGGTCGGCGTGTGCCCGATGCTCGTGGACGCGCGGTACTTCCGATATCAGGCGACGATCCCCGGCGGCTTCGAGCACGCCATGGGGGTCGAAGACAACGCTGTTGATAGTGGGTCGATATGAGCATCGCCCCCGTCCAGCCCTTCATTGCCGACAAGACGACGTGGCTCGACCGGATCACGCGCACGCTCAACGGCGTGCTCGACGGCCGGCACAACGCCTATGGGTCGTTCACGCTCGCGACTTCGACGGTGACGACGGAAGTCATCGACATGCGCGCGGGCATTTCCAGCGTGCCGGTGTGGACGCCCACGAGCGCAAGGGGGGCGGCGGCGATGACCGCGCTTTACCTGTCGCAGCGCAAGCAGGGCTCGTTCGTGCTGACCCACGACAGCCAGACCTACACGGACAGGACGTTCATCTACCAGATCGGGGGCGCGTGATGGGCCTTATCGACGCCGGCAATCCGCGTGCCTTCAAGTCGCGCCGCGGCATCCTTGCCGATGAGACGACCGCCACGCCGACGACCGATACCGGGGTTATCGGCGGCGAGACGAACATGGGCGACCCGCGCGCCGCCGGGATCGATCAGGAGCCGTTCAACGGGGAGAAGTTCTCCCGCGATCTGGGCAAGCTGTTCGACATGGCGATGGGCGTGTCGCCGTCCGTGAGCGCCTTCAACATGGCGACCGGCGGGTATGCCGGCATGGGGCCGCAGATGCCCTCGTTCGGCATCAACGACGCCGTTGCGGACGAAATCGGCAGCGCGGCGATGGGGTCCGGCGGTGGACTTGCGAGCATCGACGTTGAGCCGTCCGCGCCCGGCCTGTTCGCGAAGGGCGGCAAGGTCGGCCGCAAGGGGTTGCTCGACGGCGACCCGCCCGGCCCGGACAACGTCATCATTGGCGCCAAAACCGGCGAGCGCATCCTGAACGAGAAGCAGTTCGGCGCCCTCTCGAAAGAGGCGCAGGCCGAGGTCGAGCGCGTCCTGAAGGCGAAGGGCAAATGAGGGCCGTCGTCGCCATCAACCCGATGCAGGTGGGCCATGTCTGGCCGGCGGCCGAGCCGTTGGTCGAGGCTGCGCTCGCCTCGGGCGACGGCGGATATACGGCGGCTGACGTGCTGCGCCAGGTCCGCGACCGTATGGCGGTCTTGTGGCTCGGTTACGCCGGGGGCGCCGTCGAAATGGCGGCCGTTACTGAGGCGGTACAGCGGCCCCAAAAGAAGGTCGCGCGGGTCATGACGCTCGGTGGCCGGAACCTCCGAGCATGGCTCCGGGCGGGAATGCCGACCCTCGACGCATGGGCGCGGGCGGAAGGGTGCGAAGCGTGGGAGATGCAGACGAAGCGCGACGGCTTCGCCCGCGTCTTGCGTGACTGGACGCCAATCGGCGTCGTGATGCGGAGGTCCCTATGAGCGGCGGCGGCGGTCAGACGACTACTCAGCGGAGCGAACCCTGGGACGGTCAGAGGTCCTATATCACCGAGGGCTACAGGGAGGCGCAGGACCTTTTCAACAAGGGGCCGTCGACCTATTACCCCGGCTCCACCGTCGCGGATCAGTCCGACACGACGCGCAACGCGCTCAGCGCGATCGAGCAGCGCGGCATGTCCGGCGCCGATGGTCGCTCCCGCCAGCAGTATGCTTTGAACCAATTCGGCGAGGGCAACCTTGGCGACTGGGGCACGGTTCAGCAGATGCGAAATCTCGGCGGCGGGAACTCCTACCTCAAGAACCCCGCCGTCTCGGGGCTCTCGGGCATGGCGGCCGATGGCAGTGGGCTCGGTGTCGGCGCGGCGAAGCGCGTCGGTGACATCTCCGCTGCCGGCGCGAACAGCCTCGCCCAGTACCGGGGAGATGTTGGCGACATCATCACGGGCTACGCCCAGTCCCTCAACCCTGCGCTGGCGCCGATCATGGCGACGGCGGGAGGTGGGTATCTTGCGGGCTCCCCCTACCTCGATGCGATGTACGGGAAGGCCGCTTCCGGCCTGACCCGTCAGTTCGCAGAGGGTGTTTCTCCGGGCCTCGACAGCGCCGCCTCCCGTGCGGGCCGGTACGGCTCGGGCATGCACGCGAACGTTAAGGATGCGGCCGGGGAGAGCTTCGGGCGTCAGCTTGGCGACCTCGCAACCGGGATCTACGGTCAGAACTACGAGGCCGAGCGTCAGCGCCAGGAAGCGGCGACCGCGAACGCCTCGAACATCTACCAGCAGGGCCTCGCCCTTCGTGCCAACACGGCGGCGACCTCCGCCGGCCAGGGCGCCACGGATGCCAACCTCCGTCTCGCCGCGTCCGGTCAGATCGGCCAGGGACAGGCGCAGGACGCCGCGAACCAGCTTGCCGCGAACGAGCAGCTTTCCCGCGCCTACGAGAGCGGGGCGGATCGCCAGTTGCAGTCTCTTGTCGCGGGGAACAACGCCTACAACCAGCAGCGTGCCCAGCAGCTCCAGGCGCTCGGCCTGCAGCCCGCCTATCAGCAGATGGACTACACCGACCTCAACAACGCTTCGGCCGCGGGACAGGCGCGCGATCAGTATTCGCAGCAGCTCATCAATGCCGACATCGCCCGCCACGACTTCGGGCAGAACGCGGAGTGGCAGAACCTCTCGCGCTATCTCGCCGCGATCAACGGCGGGTCTCCGGGCGCGTCGGTCACGACCACGGGCGGCGGTGGCGGCCTCGGGGGCCTCGGTTCGATCTTTGCCGGCCTTGGGGGCCTGGGACAGCTCGTGACCGGCACCCGCGGCCTTCTCGGGTGAGGTGAAACATGGGCCTCCTGGACATCTTCAACGATCCCTACCAGCCCTCCGCATCGAGCGGCACGGCGGGCCTCCTGTCGCCTGAAGACAAGCTGATGGCGCTGTTCTCCGGGCTCTCGGGCGCCGGCATGGCGATGGCGCAGCCGGGCATGAGCAAGGGCCAGGCGCTTGCGATGGGCCTCGGCGGTCTCGGGCAGGGCATCGCGCACGGTCGCCAGTCGGCGCTGCAGCAGCGGCTTCTTGAGGAGCGGTTCGCGGATAGCAGGGCGAAGAAATTGGCGCAAGAGCGCTTCGCAACCATGCTTGCCGGCGGCGCCAACGGCCCCCGCGCTGACGTTGGCGGCGGTATTAATCCCGAGCATCGTCAGGTGATGGCGGCGCTGGCATCCATTGATCCCGGGGCGGCGGCGACGATGTATGGCAAGGCGATGGAGGGGAACAAGCCGAAGGACCAGCTTATCGAGGTCAACGGCAAGCTCTTTAATGTGTCCGATCCTAGTCGCCCCGTGCAGGTGGCGAACGCTCAGAGGCCCCAGCAGAACCTTGGGCAACTGCTTGAGGAGCAAAAGGCGTATGCGCCAGGGTCGCCGGAATACAACGCCTATCAGTCCGCAATTCAGCAAGTGCAGATTAAGGACGGTTTCCGGGTTGGCGCAGATGGGGGAATGTCGTCTGTAAGGGGCGGCCCCGCCGACCCGAGGTATCTCGGGACCAAGGCGGGCGCGGAAGCGTGGGGGCGCGCGCCGGCCACCGTCGCAATCAACAATGCCCAAGATTACACGCTTGGCGAGGGACAGACCCGCATGCGTGGATCTCCGCTCGGTCTTATGCCCGGCTACGGGCTTCCTCCCAGTGCGCCCCGCGTTGGCGCTCAATCGTCTTCGGCGCCGCCGGCTCCCGCAGCATCGCAGCCGCCGGGCGTGCCGCCCGGGGCAATCGCCTCAATTCCGAAGCCGGCATCCGATGGAGAGAGGAAGTGGCGCGAGGAACTGAAGTCGCCGATCAATCAGGCGACCGACCTCGTCACACAGAACAACATCATCAAGACGGCGCTCGCCAAGGGCGACGGCACGGGCGATATCGCCGCCATCGTTGCCTTTAACAAGTTGCTCGATCCGGGCGCTGTGGTGCGCGAAGCAGATGTGCAACTGACGTTGGCTGCACAGGGGCTTGCTGATCGAATTGCCGTCTGGGCACAGAACAAGCGAGAGGGTGACATCCTTCCGCCGGCTCTGCGTCAAAAGATGGCGGAGCTTTCCGACCAAATTTACAGGACAAGCGCGGAAACTATCAAAGCGCGCGTGATGCCCTATCAGTCGGTTATCGAAGGACAGGGCGGCGCATTCGGGAATGTCGTGCCGGAAGATTTGCAGCGAGCCCTGGGCTGGCTTGCTCCGTCTCAACCTGACCCGAACGCTTGGCGCCCCGTCACCGTGCCGCCCAACATGATGCGTCCGAAACAGTCGGGCTACACCATCACGCCGGTGCCGGGCTGATGCCTGACTTCATCATCACAGCGCCAGACGGGAAAAAGTTCCAGGTGAGCGCGCCAGAAGGGGCGACTGCGGACGATGCCATGAAGCATTTCATGGACAATCATGCCGCCAAGGAGTTCCGCAACGGGCCGCTCGGCTTCATGGACAACATGGGGCGTCGGCTCGCGGGCGGGGCGTCGTTCGGTTTCGCGGACGAAATCGCCGCCGGCATGGACGCCTTGACGCACCCGTTGCTCGGGCGCGGATCTTCGGCCCCGACCATCGGGGAACGATACGACGCCAACCTTCAGGGCGAGCGCGGGATCGATCGGGCGTTCGAGAGGCGCGCACCTGTCCTGTCTGCGGTCGGCGATGTCACCGGCATGATCGGCGGCACGATTGCCGCGCCGCTGCTCGCGCCCGGCAAGGTCGCAGGGATGATCCCGGCGCCCACTTCCATGCTCGGCAAGATGGCTCTCGGCGGAACCGCTGGCGGGGCCGTTGGCGCTGTCGAAGGCTTTGGGACGGGCGAGGGGGGCTTTACCAATCGGGCCGAGAATGCGGCGACGCATGGCGCGGTCGGAGCGGGAACGGGGGCGCTCATTCCTCCCATGCTCGCGGGCGTCGGCAAGCTCGCCGGCCCGGTGCTCGATAAGCTCGGCCTTCGCAACGCCGACAAGGCCGCGCTGAACCAGACGCTCCGGGCATTCGAGCGTGACGGCATCTCGCCTGAAGATGCGCTTGCCAAGCTGAGGGAGTGGCGCGCTGCCGGATCGAAGCCGGAGGCCCTGGTCGACCTCGGCGGCGAAAACGTCCGGGCGCTCGCGTCGACGGCGGCGAACCTGCCCGGCAAGTCGCGTCAAGCGGCGATGGATCTTGTCGAAGCTCGCAAGGGCGGAGCGTCCGAGCGCGTCGGCGCCGACGTTGCCCGCGCGATCAGCCCGAGCACGAACTACGCAGGCACGATCGACGACCTGATGACGGCTCGTCAAGCGACCGCTCAGCCGCTCTACGACAAGGCATACGAGGCGAGCGCGTGGAGTCCCAGGCTTCAGGAGTTCATCGCCGACCCCATCATGAAGGACGGACTGAAGCGCGGCATGAACATGCTGCGGCTGGAGGCTGTGGCCGCCGGAAAGCCGTTTAATCCGACCGCGCTCGGCGTGGAGATCGACGCCGCAGGCGACGTGATCCTCCGGGATGTGCCTAACATGCGCGTTCTCGACGCGGCCAAGCGTGGGCTGGACGACATCCTGGAGAAGTATCGCGACGGCACCACGGGGAAGCTGAACCTCACGCCCGAAGGCCGTGCGATCGATCAGTTTCGCCGCTCTTACCTGAACGTGTTGGACGATCTCAACCCGGATTACAAGACGGCCCGCGCTGCGTGGGCCGGGCCGACCCAAAGCCGAGAGGCGATGACGCTCGGCCGATCGATCCTGAGCGAGGACGCGGACATCACCGCCAAGAAAATCGCCTCGCTTGACCCAGGCGACAAGGAGTTCTTCCGAGCCGGTGTGGTCAAGGCCATTCAGGACAAGATCGAAAACACCGCTGACGGCCGGAACGTCGTCGCCTCGTTCTTCAACAAGCCCGCGCTCCGCAACAAGCTGCAGGCGGCCTTCGACAGCCCGCAAGAGTTCGCCCGTTTCGAGGCTGCAATGAAGCGCGAAATGGACATGGCGGCGACGAACAACATGATTTCGCCGCGCGCGGGCTCGCAGACCATGCGGCTTCTGTCCGGGGCCGAGGACATGAAGACGGACCCGCACGTAGGGCCAATCGCCAATCTGCTTAACCTGCAATTCGGGACGGCGGCAAAGCAGGCGCTGACCTCGATGCTTCGCCCGACTTCGCAGAGCATGAACAGCAACACCGCCGACGCGCTGGCTCCGCTGCTGTTCCAGCAGACGCCGGAAGAGACGGCGCGAGTGCTGCGCGGGTTGATCGCGGCCCAAGGCAGCCATCAGGCGGTCGGAGCCGGACGGGCGCAGATGATGCCCGGACTGCTCGGCGGTGCCGCAAATGCTCCGATGGGCCTGCTCGGCCCCTATCGCCGCCAATGATCAACCGCGATCACCAGAAGGACGATTACGGCGACCGTCGCGAGGTTAGCTGCGATCTGTCCGAGCATGGCCGCATTCTATCAGGAGTAGCCCATGGCTAACAATGTCAGGGCGTGGTCTACCACGGCCGCCAGCAACGGCACGGCCGACAGCGACATCAACGCGGCGGAGGGCTGCCCTCCCTCGGCGGTGAACGACGCCGAGCGCCAGATCATGGCGAAGGTCAAGAACACCCTGATGGGGATCGAATACCTCGATCACGGGTACACCGCGACCTTCGCGACCACGACCACCTTCGCCTCTCCAGGAGACCTGACGGCGATCTACCTTGCCGGCCGCCGTCTCAAGTTCGACTGCAGCACGACGCTGTACGGCACCGTCCGCTCGGCTTCCTACGTCGCTTCCAACACCACCGTGACGATGGTGATGGACAGCTCGACGACGCTCTCCTCGTCCCTGTCGGCGGTCTACATCGGGTCTCTCGCGCCGACCAATCCCTCGATCCCGCCGAACTTCCTCAAGTTCAACGGGGCGACCACAAGCGGCACGTCCACCGCGTACACGGCGACCTTCACCCCGGGCATTCCCGCCCTGGAAACGGGCGTCGAGGTGGTCATCAATTTTCATACGGCCAACGGCGCCGCCCCGACTTTCGCGCCGGACGGGCTGACCGCCAAGGCGATGACCAAGAACGGCGGGACCGACCTCGCCTCGGGCGACTTCTCGACCGGGGCGTGGGGGCGGTTCCGCTACGACGCGACCCTCAAGAGCGCTGCCGGTGCGTGGGAGGCGGTGGGCTCCGTCGCGGCGTCCGGCGCGGGCTCCGCGTGGTCGATCAAGACCGCCGACTATACCGCCGTCGCTGGCGACAAGATCCTTGCCGACTGCACCAACGGGACGTGGACGCTGACGCTGCCTGCGTCTCCTGCAAATACCGACAGCCCGATCGCGGTCAAGAAGATCGGCTCGTATCAGCTCACCATCGGGCTCAACAGCAAGAACATCCGCCTTCGCGACAACTCCGTTTCGAGCAGCAATCCCACAATCGATTTTCCCGACCAGTTCGACTTCGCCTATCGCGGCACGGACGCGGCGGGACAGACGAACGTTTGGGTCTACTAGGAGCATCGACCGATGGTCAGTCTCACGCCGGGCTCTGTTTTCCAGAAGTCTATCGACTGGTGGCCGATCAAGTCTGTGGTCGCGTCCACCATGGGCACGCCCTCGACCGCCGGCAACGCCGCCGGGTTTTTTACCGGGGATAGCTACTCCATGGACCGGCAGGGCGCCCAGGATGACACGAACTGGACGGCCGACACCTACAAGACCATCGTCAACCTGACCGCCACAAAGAGCGGTTTGCTCACCGGCTTCATCGGCCCGACGCTTCCCACGGCCGCCGACACCTGCACGATCCGGGTCACTGTCGACGGCGTCGCGGCCACGCTGGTGGGCACGGCGCAGGAGAACGCGGCGCGCATCATCTTCGGCCCGCTGCCCTCCATCGAAACCGTGTTTACGACCGCCAATCGTCTGATCGCCTCGATGGGCGCCGCGCCTTCGGACGGCATCACGCTTCGGGGTAACGCCGGCACCGTCATAGGCCCAATGGACGCGCTTTTCTACGGCTGCCCGGTCATTCGCTTCAACGCCTCCCTGCTGATCGAGGCGAAGATCAGCGTGAACCTCACGACGACGACCAACGTCGAGCGCCGCTGCGGCGCGTACTACCTGCGGAACACCTAGGAGCATCCGATGACGAGCTTTTCCGTTCCCGCCGGCGTCGTGGTCCTGACCGGCTTCGGCGGCGCTCCGCGCGATCCACAGCCCGCCTCGATCACAATCGAGGATGCCGGCAACGGCGTCGTCGGCCGCTGGCCGGACGGCACCGAGAAGAACATCAACGCACCGGACGAGGCCCCGGCACCGAAGCCGCGCATGCTGACGCCGAACCAGGTCGTCGACCTGATGCTTGCGGTTCTCGGAGCTTCTGGCTTCGCGGCGTGTGTGCGCTCGGACCTCGATGCGATGGTGACGTGGCGCTACAAGCTGAATATTGCCCGCGACATCGCCAAGGATCAGGCGGCGCAGGGGCTTTCGATCATCGTCGCGGCCGGGCTCATGACTGCCGATCAACGCACTGCGATCCTTTCGAGCTGGCCGACGATCTGACGAGCGGCCGAGGCGGTTCGTTGCGCGTCCCGCCCCGGCCATCCACACCAACGGAGGGTTAGTCCGATGGCGCAGACGGGCGAAAGGCTGACACGGGGCACGGCCGGGAGTCGATGGGCTGCACCCCTAGTTTTCTTGGCGGTGCTCTGCTTTGCAGGGCTTTCGCATGCCCATGAGGACTACCCCTGGGTGCGAAATCCTCAGTACCGCACCGCCTCCGGGGCTCACTGTTGTGAAGAGACTCATTGCCAGCCGGCCGCGGCGGGCGAGATGACGCCTACGCCTACGGGGTGGCGCCACAACCCCACGGGGACGGAAATCACCGCCGACAAGCCGGGCATCTACCAGACCGAGGATAAGGCCGGGCGGGTCTTCCGCTGCGTGATGGGCGGCAAGCTCGTCTGCGTGTTCGAGGGAGCGGGCACATGAAAGCGGCCCTTCTGATCGTCGGCGTCCTGATCCTGGGGCTCTTGACCGTGAGGAGCTTCAACTACTCGGCCATGGTGGAGAGCCCGATGTTCCGGGGCGTCTTCCAGGGCCAGCTTGCGGTGGGCTTCTGATGACCGGGGAGATGCAACGCGACCTCGGCCGCGCCGAAGGGCGCCTGTCGGCGCTTGAGCACAACATCGACGACATCAAGGACAGCCTGGAAAGCCAGGGCGAGCGCCTGGGCCGCATCGAGCGGATGCTGTCCGAGACAAAGGGCTCGTGGCGGGCATTGCTGGCGGTTGCGGGGCTGGCCGGCACCATCGGCGCCGCGCTCGCCAAGATCGTCCCCTTTATCCCGTTCGGTCGCTAGATGCCGCCCCGGGGTATATCCGACGATGAGCTCCACCGCACCATCGAGGCGTGGTGGACCGCCGACCGCAACCGTGCCGTCGCAGCCCGGAAGCTCGGTCTGTCAGTCGCCGGCCTCGACAAGCGCATGTCGATCGCCACGTCGCGCGGCATGATCGACCACGCGCCGAACGGCCAGCCAAGGCCCGCCGACCTGTCGCTCAGGAACTTCAAGGTCGACACACTCCCAGACGAAGACGCGCCGGTTGACGAGATATTGAAGCGCCGGACGCGCGAGTTCGAGCGCCGCAGCCGGGCCAACGATGCGCGAAAGCTCGTGCATGTCCGGGTGGCCGACAAGGGGCCGATCGGCATCGCCATCTTCGGCGACCTGCACATCGACTCCCCCGGCTGCAATCTGCCGCTTCTTCGTTCTCATATCGAGCTGGTCAAGAAGACACCGGGCCTCTACGCCGGGTGCATCGGCGACCTGCAAGACGGGTGGGTCGGCAGGCTCGCGCGGCTCTGGGCAACCCAGGGCGTCACCGCGAAGGAAAGCCTCAAGCTGGTCCGCTGGTACATGGAGCAGTTGCAGGACAAGCTCCTCTTCGTCGTCGAGGGCAATCATGACTGTCTCGATATGGAGACGGAGGCCCTGACGACGCGCGGCTGGATGTCATATGACCAGATCCGAGATGACGATCTGGTCTACTCCATAGACCCGGAGACCGGAACCGGACATTGGGACCGCATCAACGGTCGTATTCGGCGACCCGCTCGCGAGGGCGAGCTTGTTTCTATCGAGACGCGGTCTCTCTCGCTTCGCTGTACCCCCAAGCATCGCGTGCTCGTTCAGGGGAAGACCGGCCAAAGGCGCGGGTGGCGATTTACCACGGCAGACAAGCTGCCGCCTTACGTGACGGTTCCGGCTTCCGCGCAATGCCTCAACCCGGACTTGGACGGCATCTCTGACGACATGCTCAGGCTTGTCGGCTGGATTTTGACCGACGGGATGATCCATCAGGCTGAGCGGGGCACCCCCACTATCGCCATATACCAGAGCAAGGACGGCTCGGAGATCGAGCGGACCCTCGGTAGCCTTGGTTTGCGTCATTCCAAGCACACGCGGCAGCGCAACATCACGGCCGTTTGTGGTAGGCCGCTGGTCAAGCCATCGCGGCCCGAGGTTCAGTATCGTCTTTCGTCCGAGGCTGCTCGGCAGGTTCTCCCGTGGCTGCCGGACAAGTCGCGCCTGCCGGAATGGGTCGCTAAGCTAAGCGCCCGTCAGTTTGACGTGTTTCTTGGCGCCATCATTGCCGGAGACGGCTCATGGGTCGGTAAGCGTGATGGCCGGTGCGCCGTCATCCATGGCCGCAAGAAGTTCCTCGATGAGGTTCAGGCCGCTGCGGTGACGCATGGCTGGTCGGCCTTTTTGAGCGTCGCTCGCGAGAAGGACTGGCGCCTGAATCTCTCCCGGCGACCCCGTCATACGCTCTGGCGGGACGAAAGGGTGAGCCGCGAAACCTACCAGGGCGATGTCTGGTGCTTGACCGTGCCGCTGAGCAATTTCCTCGTTCGTCGGAACGGGAAGGTGCATTTCACCGGAAACTGCTGGGCCAACGGGGTCAACGGCATCAGCCCTATCGAATGGATCGCCGCGCATACGGGGACGCTGACGCAATCGGATGGCGTGCGGCTGTCGGTCGACCTCGGCGGCGAAAGCTGGGTCATGAACGCCCGTCACGACTTCCGGGGCCGCTCGCAATGGAACGCCGCGCATGGCGGGACCAAGGCGGCGATGATGGGCTGGCGCGACGACATCATGGTCGCCGGGCATACCCACGAGAGCGGGTACAACATCATCAAAGACCCGAAGACGGGGATGGTGACGCACGTTCTCCGGGTCGCCTCGTACAAGCATATCGACGCCTACGCCAAGACCGAGGGCTTCCCCGACAACAACAGCTTCGAGTGTCCTGTCGTTATCCTCAGACCGCGCGTTGCGGATGACAGGTTCCGCACGCAGACGATCACCGATCCTTTCCTGGCGGCGAAGTGCCTCGGTGTGCTGAGGCGGGAGGCGAGCCGTGGCTGACAAACCGAGGTCAATGCCCATTGTCCAGGTCGACTGGCTCGACGCCGCTGCCGCCTCTGCGGGGTGGGAGTCGCTTCAGTCGGTCGCCCGCGAGGAGCCTCACCTTATTCACTCGTGGGGCGCGCTGCTCAAGAAGACGAAGAAGGAAATAGTCATCATCACCGACCACGACCCGCGCATGGCGGCGGTCAATGGCGGGACGGTCATCCCGCTCGGCATGGTGAAGAAGATCATCCGCCTCGGCGTATGGAAGGCGAAATGAGTGATAACCGAAATCCGCTGGTGGCCGATCCGAAAGCGGTTGCCGAAGGGCTGGCGGGAGAATGGGGAAGACCGGACCTCGCATCACCACCAGTATCAAAGGCTGATCGTCCGCGATACGCCCTCGCTTGGCTCCGGCACCACGAGGAAGTCGTCGAGCTGTGCGTCCAGCCCAGAGACGGGAACCTGCAAGTCTACTCGATCAGCCCGAACGCGGCCGGCGGGCTCCTCCGCTCGGCGGCGGAAGTCGTGACGAGGCGGCGATGACCCGCTCCGCCCTCCTAGCCATGCTGGAACAGGACGAGGGGCGCCGTAGGTTCGTCTATGACGACGCCACCGGAGAGCCGATCAAGAAGGGCTCGGTGGTCAAGGGCAACCCTACGATCGGGATCGGGTGCGAGCTTTCCATGACCGGCCTCACGGATGAGGAAATCGATTACCTCGCGGAGAACCGGGTGGGCCGATGCGAAGCCGAGTTGGACCGCCGCTGGCCGTGGTGGCGAAGACTCTCAGAGGCTCGCCAGCGGGTGCTTGTCTCGATGGTGTTCCAGATGGGCGGCACTGGCGTAAGCCGCTTCCCGAAGTTCCTGGCGGCCCTGCAGAGGGGGGATTACGCGGAGGCCGCGGCGGAGATGGAGTCCTCAGCGTGGGCCAAGCAGACGCCGGCACGGTGCGAGCGTTTGGCTCGGCTCATGGAGCAGGGCTAATGGTCGGAAATTCCGAGTAACTGACCCCGCCGTCGGGTGGACGGCTTTCTGACGTGAGGTAACACCATGACTTGGGAAATGACCGCCGGCATCCTCCGGCACGTTCTGACCGCTGCCGGGGGCATCCTGGCGAGCAAGGGCTTCATCGGGGCGTCCGATGTCGAGATCCTGACCGGCGCCGTCATCGCCATCGGTGGCGTTGTGTGGTCTGTCGTCGCCAAGAAGAAGGCTGCGGCGTGACCACTGTTGCCGTCGTCATCGTCCTGGTCGCGTGCTTCGGGCTCGTCCTATGGGCGGCGCTCCGAAGTGCGCGGGCGGTCGGTGGCGCTGAGGCCCGAGCAGAGGAGGCCCAACATGCTGTCGAGAACGCCGAGCGGATCACGGCTGCGAGGGATGCTGCCCCTGCTGACGTTGGCGCCCTTGCTAAGCGGGTGCTTGACGATGGGAAGCCCCTGTAAGCTTCTCCCCTTGGTCGAGTACGACCGCGAGCGATCGGCTGTCATCGTCCGGCAGATCCAGGCATCCCCTCCCGAGTTGCAGCGCTTCGCCTTGGATGCCGTCGAACTCCGCGACGCGGTACGCGCATGTCGAGGATGAAACCCGCCGTCCTGACTGCGCTGATCACCGCTGCCCTGAGCATCGGCGCCAGCGTCTTCACCTTCGGCGAGCGCCTTGGGAGGGCCGAGGCTGAGGCTTCCTACTGGTATCGCTACGCTGAGGGGCTTATGAAGCGGCCGGAGTGTCGGTAGGGACGCATCTCGCCGATACGCAGTGCTTCCGGAGAAGACGCGGGCAGAGTTCAGCGCGTAAATCACTGCCGCCCCCATCCTCATTCCTCCATCTGGTCAGGCTGACGGTAGCCAAAGTGTCGGATGCCTGTCGCCGTTAAACTCGATCGGTTGCCAGCCGCCGTTCTTCCAGAGCGCGTGGTAGGGCGCCCACCAGCCCTTCCGCACCTTGATGATCGTCCCATCCTTCGGCGCCGATGCGATATCACGCCACTCAGACATGCGAGCCTCCGAAACGGCTCGTGAACATCTTCCCCCAGTCTTTCCCCCAGTTGGCTGTCATGTTCTGTCCTCGTTCATGCAGATTTGGCCGGTGTCGGCCATTCGCAAAGCGCGGGAAATGGCCGGTTTCCTTGGGGTTTCCGCTCTTTCGCATCTTAGGTCCGCTGCCCTCGTAGGGCCGAAACAGTATAGCAAAATCAGTGGCCATTTGCTCGTTTCCCCCGCTTGTCCCCCTAACCTTTCAGCTTCGCCATCTTCCGCTTCGCCTCGCGGACCTCGCGGATGCCGGCTGACTGATAGCGGAGAGACGATGACGCGCTGGCGTGCCCGAGGGCTTCCATGATCGTCTTCAAGCCCGCTCCCGACTCGTTGAGCCAGGTGCCGACCGAATGGCGGGCCATGTGCGGGGTGAACTCGACGCCGAGCCTCTTGGCGAGCGGCCAGAGCCACTTGTAGACGCTCGACCGATCGGACCAGGGCCACAGGGGCTTCGCCTGATCCTCGTTCGCCAGCGCCGCCACCAAGGCGTCGTCCAAGGGGAAGGTTTTCCATTCCTGGGTCTTGCTGACCCAGACCTTCACCGTGGCCTGCCGAAGGTCGATCTGCGGCCACTCGATACGCAGGGTCTCGGTGATCCGCGTGCCCTGGCCGAACAGCCACAGGATGAGCAGGCGCTTCTTCCCCTCGGTGTTGGCCAAGAGGAGCTTTCTGACGGACCTGGAGGCCGCCCTGGTGGTCGGCCTCGGCTCCTTGAAGAGTTTGACCCGGAGCCAGTCGCGCCACTTGTTCTCCGCCGCGTAGTGCAGGATTGCCGCTGCGGGCTTGATGACGCCGCGGTTCTTCGTGGCGTTCTTCTTCCCCGCGTACAGGGCGTTGGCGGCCTCGACCAGATCCGCGTGCACCATCCTGGCGACCACCTTCCCGCCCATATGCAGGATGAGCTTGTCGATGCGCAGGCGGTCGGCCTTCGAAGGGTTCCGCCAGCCGATGTAGCGCTGAGCGGCTTCCTCGAACGTCAGGGTTTCTGCATCGGGACCACGTTCCCGCTGGGCTTGGGCGAGAAGTCGGACGCTGAGGTCCGCTGCAAATCGTTCCGCAGCGCCCTTGTCTGCCGTCTGCGTAGACATCTCAATGCGTCTGCCGCCGACCGTCCCCCGGACGATGTAGTAACGATTGTCTTTCCGTCTTCCTGGGGCAACGAGTTTGAGGGGCATGGCGGCCTCAGAGCCTCCTTGAGCCTTGCATAGGCGGGTTCATCGAAGAGATAGGAGCGGCCCAGTTTGATCGGCCGCACTTCCGGGTGCTCGGCAAGACGACGGCGTAGGGTGCGCGTCGAAGTGTGCAGCCGCGCCGCCACGTCCTCAAGCGTCATTTCCCTGGCCTGCGTCACCTACTGTGCCCCGTCAGATCTCGGTGTGAGTGTCGGTCATGTCACTCGGGCTCCTTGAGTGCGCGGATGGCTCTAGCGCTGTCGTGATCCCCGTTTTCTCCTGCGAGGCACGCCGCCATCTCTATCCCCTCGTTCCTCGCCCTGACGCGATCAGCCTCGCGCTCATCGTCATGGACGTGCAGCCAAGCGACCTTCTCGTCTGCATCCGCGCACGCCTTCTCGATGCCGTGCTCGCCAAGATAATGACCGCCGTCTCGATGGATGCGCGCGAGCAGATTGAACAGTCGGTTATCAGCAGCCTCGCGCGACTGAGAGAGGGCTTCGAGCATGGCGGCGGCTTCGGTGATTGTTGCGTACATCTCGCGGCCACCGGGCATCCCAATGATGAAAGCAGCTTCTTTCTCCAGCCTCTTCACCATCTCGGCCACGTCGCCGCCGACGACGGGCGGGAGGGCGGAGAGGTAGGCGGTGATACACTTGGCAAGCCAGTCTTCACGATGATCTTTGCACGACCGAAGCATGTCACGTGCCGCCTCCAGCGCCTTCATATCGAGGTCAGCCACGGTGATCTCCTTTGCGTGTGCGTGCCGTCTTCATGGTCATGACTGGTTCACCTCTGAGAGAAGAGGATTAGGGGCTGAACTGCTAACGAGCTTCATCGGAGGGGCTTCCTGTCGGGACAAGCGAGTCATTGCTTTTCCCACGGCGCCTCGACCGTCCAGGGCGTCCACGGCATTCGCCATGAGACGTTGAAGAACCAGAAGCCAAAGCTGTCGTGCGGGCCGTCGTAGTAGAACCACTCGCGGCCCCAATATCGGTTCTCCACCGGCAGCCAATTGAACGGATAGAAGTAGTAGGGCCAGCGCACCCATTCGATGCCGCCGTTTTTGAATTCGAGCGGCCCAATCTTCATCGTCCCTTCCCATGTTCAGCCCGGTACCTGCGGCCATGTGGTGAAAGCTGCCAGTTGGCAGCCGCAGCCTTGTCCAGATCGCACCTGTGCTTCGTCTGGAAGGTGACGGCACCCACGGTGTGAAGCTGGCGATGATGGAAGGCGCAGAGGGCCACCACGTCGTCGTCGCCGGGCTTGAGCCCCGTGCCAGCGTTACCGTTCTCCCGGACGTGATGGGCTTCCATGTTGCCCGAGCATTCGGCGTTCTCGACAAGGCAGCGGTTGCCCCTCGTCCAGGCGAGATGCCCTGAGCACCGCACCCGCTCGGACTCCCTCACCCCCATCTTCTGGCGAACACGGCGCTTGGGGATCATCGGCGGCGCTCCGGAAACTGGCCCGTGTCTTCAAGGAACCGGGTTTCGAGGTCGAGCCACTTCTTGGCAGCCTCGGTGCCCGGAAGGATTTCGGCACGGGACTTGACGTGGCACCACCCGCGCACAGCCCCCGCCGTTTCCTCGGCCGAGGTCGCTGCGGCGGGCCAGCCTACATATTCTGCGGTCCACTTCTGAAATCGCTTGTCCGCGCACCGCATCCCGACCTTCTCCGGCAGCGTCTTCTCTCGTTTGGCCCCACCCGGAGCCGCAGACCTTTCAGGAGGAGGGGGGTGGTCTGCTGCGGCCGACCCGATAGCCGCTCCCGTCGTCGCTCCGGGTGGGATGGGGTTGCCGTCGTCCCCGATCTTCGCCACCGCCACCATGTAGCGCGTGCCGAGAGGAGCGACGGCGAAGTCTGCATTCACGTCATTGGGATGCACCACGAACGAGACAACGATCCCGTCCTGCACCTGCCTGTAGCTGTGCTTCTTGGCCTCGAAGTGGATGGCGGGGACGGTCATCAGCCGAACGGATCAGGCTCGGGCTGCGCCTTCTCAGCGCTGCGCTCGTCTTCCATGCGGAGGCTGAGGAACTTGTCTTTCCCGCCTTCCCCGCCCTTGAGCCATGCGGCAAGCCGAAGCTTCTCGCCCTTCTTGATGTCCCGGTGAGCGGTGATGTCGCCGGTATAGGCAGGCGACTTGTCGCTGGTGCCCTTGGTGTTCTTGAACAAAGTCCCGTCGCCGGGCTTAGGTGTGTAGGCCATCGTCGGTCCCTTATGCTGCGAGTACGTTGGTCCGCTTGCGAGCGGCGGTGAGGGCGGTCTGGACTTCCTTCCACGATGCCGGCGCCTGGTTGTTCAGCGCGGCGATGTGGTCGCGGTTGTCCTCCTCCAGCTTGAGGAGCTGGTCGGCGTGCCACGCGAGGCCGGCGGCCTTCACGAGCTTGTCGGCGATCTGCAGGAGGTCGTTACCGGGGAACTCGTAGCTGTCGCGCTGGAAGAACTTGGCGATGGCGGGATCGATGCCCGTGGGGGCGCCGGGGGCTCGGGGCGGCGCTGGCGCAGCATCCTCGACGTGCTCTTGGTCTTTGTCGTAGAGCGCCAGGCCGAAGGGCCAGCCGAAGGTCATGAGGGCGCGCTTCGTGGCGTCCGTCTCGGCCTCCTTGACGGCCTTTTCGTGCGCCGCGCCTTCCGTCCGATCGATCCCGTGGCCGGCGCCGGTTCCCTCGCGGGCGACTCCGCAGACCGTGACGCGCACCTTGGCGGTGTAGGTGACGGCCGGCTTCCCGTTGACCTCGCCGCGCCACACCAGCGCCATGCTTACGGTCTCTCGCGTCCAGGCGTCATGCCCGAAGATGCGATTAGCCTCGGCAACGGCGTGCCAACCCTCGATGTAGCTGAGGGTCTGGCCGGACTGCGTGCGCGACTTGACCGCGCCAGCCTTCAGGTCGGCGTTCAGCGACGCCTTCTGTGCCTCGGTAAATCCGGTCATTTCCGCCTCACGCTCAGGGTGACGCCGCCGTTGGAGAGCATCGCGCCGGGAACGTCCTTCTTGGCCTTCAGGGCAGCGCTGATGCCCGCCTTGTCCAGCTTGGGGTCCTGCGGCTTCCAGTAGTCGGCAGGGATGGCCTTCTCGTCGGTGACGATCACGGCGGCCGGGGTGGCCTGCACCGAGACGGTGAAGTCCGGGGCCTCAATCCTCTTCAGGCAGGCCCGCTCCATCGTGTGCTGGACAAGGGCTTCCTTCGCCTCGATCCGGCGCTCGATGCGCTTCTTGCGCTCGTTCAGTTCCTCGACGCGGGCCTTGATGCCGGCGACCAGAAGCCCGTCCTCGTCCGCCGATCGCAGGACGGCGATAAGCAGGGCGTCCAGATTGCTTTCGCCTTCCAGCGTGTCGGCGAGCGTGTCCTCATCTGCGGTCGGGAAAGCTAACCTCAGCTGATCGCGTAAGTATTCGTGATGGGCGAGCGCCACCTGAATTGCATGTGCGTTAGACATGGCTCCACACCCTCTTGGTTCGAATAGCGTAGACGTGAGAGCGATTAAGCCCGTATTTACGGGCGAGCTTCGTCAGTCCCAAGGTGCTTTGACGGATGGTCAGAACATCGTCGGCTGAGAGCTTCGCCCGCCCATTCTCTTCTCCTGCCGTGATCCCGCGACGACGCCCCTTGTTAGCCATGTCGGTCATGTTGTCCTCGTTTGTTCCGAGGAAAAGATGATCCGGGTTGACGCAGCACCGCACATCGCAGCGATGCAGGACGAAGAGGCCGTCCGGGACTGTGCCCCGGTGCAATTCATATGAATGTCGGTGAGCCAAGACACTTCTGGCACCATTCCAAAAGTGGCCGTATCCACTCGTTGTCAGACCGCCAAGCCAAAGCCAGCAGCCACTATTGGGCTCGGGCGTGTAGCGAGTGGGGAAGCGCGTCGCCAGCGGAAGCCTGCGCCTGATGTATTTACGCGGCATCTTTGAACTCCCTCGCCACGGTCCCTTCAGGGAGGTGGCCTTTGTTCGGTTGCGTGAGCCTGACCATCCGCTCGGCGAGTTCCTTGAACTCCTCCGCTCCGGGGCCGGTCATGTAGTGGCCCAACATCTCCCTCTCCAGGTCGGTGACAGACTGGCGTATCCGCTCCAGGGCGGAGGTGATGTAGCCGATGGAGGGGGTCATCGCAGCGCGCTCTTTCCGCTGGTTGCGTTCAGGATCGAAACGGCGATCAGCCGCGCTGCGAGCGTGTCGGGCGAGCGACGGAACAGGCGCAGGAACCAGGTCATCCGACTTCCTCCATGATCCCGGACTCAATCGCCCCGATGACGCACAGGTGTGTGTAGGCTGCCTGCCTGATGCGCTCGGAAGCCGCTGGTGACGTGGCGAGGCCCCAGAGGTGCGCCTGAGCGATGCTGGCGAACTGCTGGACCGGATGACGTGCCGTGTGAGCGTTGCGCCAGAAACTCATCGCCATCCCGGCGAGCGGGCCGCTGCAGACGGGGGAGGAGGGGGTCATGCGGTCACCCGACCGGCGAGGCCGCAGCCGCCCTTGGGAAGACGTTCCCAGACGTTCGTGAGCGGGTTGTGGTGGCCCGCGTCGCCCCATTTCCACGCCATGCACTGAGAGCCTTCACACTGACGACGAGTGATGTTGCTACCGAAAGTGCTCCCAGCCCACGGGCCGCCGACGCACCACCTCCGCTTCGCCTCTTCTTCGGTCATCAGCATGTCCGTCACTCCGCAGCAGCTAGCTTGTGAACATCGAGCCGGCGCATCTCAGCAGCGCTCTCCCGGGCGTAGGCATCGGCTCCCCGCCAGTCCTCAAGGCACAGGGCCTCAAGGTCGGGGATCATTGCTTCGATGGCGTACTGAGACAGCAGCGGGTGCTTCTCGCCGTTGACCAGCGCATACACGCTGCCGACCTCGACGTGCTCGGGCTCGCTCGGCTCTGACCGGCCGCAGTTGAACGCCTTCCGGTGCCAGTATTCGACCACCACGGGGAACGTCTTCTCGTACCCGCCGACGGTGACGGTCAGGTCGGTGGTGAGGCGGTTCATAGTGTCAGTCCTCGACAGTGTTCTGATCTGGCTTCGCCTGAGGGCGATGGGGCGCGACCAGCACCCCCGGAAATCTTCTGCATCTCTATGCCCCCGTGGCCTTGGCCAATGCGCTCTCGGCTCCATCGACAGCCGCTTG